AGATGCAATGTCTATTGTAACATCCTTCATCTATCTTATTAATTCACTTAAAGTTCCCTTATTTGTATACCTTGCAAAGTTAAGGTTTATTTTTGATTGTTTTTTCTCGACCTGATACATATGTCTTTGTGTAGCCATAATCGCTAGCCCAGAACTAATACTAGCATCAAACTTCGTTCTGTTGCTTATATCAAACTTTGCCCAGTCCTCTAAAGTCCTGGTAAACAACATATTTCCCATATCTCCGGACTCTCTAAACTGTCCATCAAAATCTATTCCTACATTTTTTTCTATGTAAGATTCAATTGCAGCAGCGTGAGACTGCTTTACATCCTCAGAACTGTTAGGTATACCCCCTAGCTCTTTCTCGGTTTTTGACAGCTTGGACATATGCTTGTCCGGTCTGTTCATAGAAAACCCCCTATACCCCCTGTTTTTAAAATGATACAGTAGTCTAGGTTTGTTGTTCTCTACCAGTATAGGCATACCATAGAACACACACGCCATTAAAACTTCTTCAAAAAATATCTCAGCAGTCTGTGGCCTAGCCACATACTCCAAGAAAAACTCATTAGCAGGAGCCTCCTCCATACTGAACTTTGTCATTCCGTGTAATGCCCCGTTAGAGCCTCCGCCTCCTACAGTTCCAGATATATCGTATGAGTCACATCCAAACGCTCCCATATGGTCGTTTCCTGGAAACTTTATACCTCTTCTCTCAATAACATTATTCTGCAAACCCTTTGATGGTGTCCAACTAATTAAAAACCTACCCCTTTTGTCAGGGCTAAAAGCAACCTTAGTGTCTTTAATACCATTCTGCCAATAAAAGTTTCCTCTTGTTAAGTGGTGTTCTAATATCAAAGAGTCATTGTAGTCTATCTGCTGGTATATCTTTGTAAGATTAAAAAGAGAAGATTTACTCTCGTCTCTAAATGCGTGAGATTCTGTTCTTGGAAACTGTCTGTAAAATTCGTTCAGAGCATCTGCATCTGATTTTAATGAATCTACTTCAGCTTGCCAGTAGTCTATAGCTCCATTGGTAATCCACTCACCATCAACACCTTTACATTTTTCTTTAGGAGCTCTAAGAACAGGCTGACCATATATATCTATAAAGCCCTCCATATTCATTTCCATAGGTATAAACAAACTATACATACCGCTTTTAGTTTGTCCGTTGGCGTTTCTCGTAGTTACATCAGAATCCTCATAAAGCTTTTTAAAATTACTACCACCCTTATCAAGAGCATTTGAGGTAGAGCCCATCAAACACTTGCCTATTATCTTACTACCTAACCTCAAACAAGTTTTAGTAACCCTCCAGTTGTTAAGTATATTATTTGGCTTTATCCACTTTCCACTTTCATCGTGAACTAAGAGCATAAGCTTTTCTCCATCATAAGAGTTGTCGTCTGTATTTTTCCAGTCAATAGTGGTGTCAAGTCCTGTAAGCTCATCATCAACACTATCATACATATTTTTCTTTGTAATCTTAGAGGCCGGTATTCTAAAAGCTAATTCAGTCTTTGGTTTATCCATACCATCCTGTATGGGCTTAAAAAAGAATGGAAGTCTGTTAGATATAGGAACTACTTTATCGGTAAACATCTTTTTAGAATCCGCTCCCGTCTTTGATAGTATTCCTACCCTAGAGTCTTTTGCCAGTGTCCCTGCGTTCACACACTCTGAAGAACCCATAAATGAAAACCCTGAGCGTCTAATTTTTAGGTATATCATTCCAAAAGCTCGCTTATCAGCTTTACACGCTTCCCAAAAAATATAAAATATTCTGTTAGCCTCTCTATAATCTGGATACCCCACATCAATTGCTGACCATTGCAAGTACATATAATGTGAGCCAGTAATATAAGTTGGCTTACCATTATTCATAAACCAATGACCCTCCTCTCTACTGTCAAACTCAGACTCAATATAATCTACCCACTTTGATTTGAATGCAGTTGGCATTTCATTCCACTGAAATATAGAGTATATCCTAGATAGTTCTTTAGGAAGTTCTTGTCTTTCCCAATACTGTTCTGATTTAGTTTTAGACCTTGAGAAACAATTTTTAGGAGCTACAGGCAAGCCTATTTTTAGCCCTGATATTTCTACAACATCTCCGAGCGCACCATTTCTAGAAATACAAACAAAGTCATACTTATCATTGTATCCATACTCCCAGGTCTTAGCTCTGTTTTTATTAGCCAACACACCTTTAGGTATGTATCCATCTAAAACTTTATAGATACTACTTTGAGCGTCTTTCTGCGAATCCTTGTTTTGTTTCAACTTTAGCGTCTGTGTTATTTGATAAGTTTATATTCTCCTGCTCCTGGTCTATTTTGTTTAATATATCAAAAGCGTCAAATACAGCTAACTTTTTTGTTGCTGCTGCATTTTTCAATCTGTCTGCCGCCAGTTCATCTTCTGGGTCGTGCTTAATAATATCTTCTTTAGCAACTTTGATAAGCTGTTCAACAGCTTTTCTTCCTGCTTCAATTATTTTTTTCTTTAGTTCTTCTGATTTCATTTTGTTTTATTGCATTATCTAAATGAGCTTTCTCCCAGTGCATTCTATAATCATAACCACCAGTAAATGTTTTATCACACTGACTACATTTTATAGTGTGTTTCATAAAGACATTGTAATGTGGTGGTCATACATTCTATATAACTTTTGCCCATCTACATTAAACTCATATTCAGTATCTGGTCGAAATGTAACTAGGTCGCCTTCTTTTATGCCATGCTCCTGTAATGTTTTATTTATATATTTCATTTTACCCATGAGCGGCTCTTCGGCAAAAGGCTTGTGTATATAAGATTCAGTAACAGGAACTGGCTCTACAAAACAATACTTATCATGGCAATGCCATTTATTGTTTTTGTTATACATATAAAACTGATGATTGTCCACAAAAAACAAATCATCCATAAAAAAACTTTTACCGCTTTTTTGCCTTCCCTGCATATCATAATAATACTTAAATACATTATGATGCACTAAAAGAATATCTCCTGGTTCTATATTTCCCTCGTATCCTAAAGGAGTAGAAACTACAATAGCTTCTCTATTAGAAGCCATGTGGTTTTCCTCTGAGGTACTGGTTATAAAATCAACACCACCTATATCTTTTGAGTTGTTATATCTTTTACCCTTTGTGGGTTTTACTATAAAATAAAAAGGAGACCTCATTAAAAGTTTATATTATATTCTACAGAAATCGGCATATTTGAATTAAACTCTTTCCATAAAAATATTTCATCCGATTTTTGAATCCATATTTTTATTGAGCCTTTCTGCTCGTCTTCTTTTATTAAATGAATGCTGTGAGAACCTCCGAGTATTTCTTGTCCTACAATGTAGTGCATTGCGCTAGACTTATAGTCCGTGCCTATAGATATCTTTCTAATTTGCATTGTATTAAATTTATTAATACAAATATAACGATTATTTCCCTGGAAGTTTTACGCCTATCTTATCTGCCGTTCTAGCGCCAAAGTACCCACAAAGGACCCATGTGAGAAGAGAAGCTGTATCGGATGTTTCAAGACCCATATACCATCCTCCTACATACGCTCCTACTAACACAATTAAAGTTAATGGTCTTACATTACGAGCAAGCCAACTTTGACTTCCAGAGTCTGCAACCCAGCGTCTAGTTACGCCATCTATCTCTGCGCGCTCTAGTCTTAATTTTTCAAGAGCTATTCGCTTGTCACCTTCACTAAGTTCGTTGTTTCCACTGATAAGCTCTGATATAACATTGCCTGGAAGTATAGCATCGCCAACAATACCTAATATCGAAGGCGCTTTTTCAATGAGAAACTTACCAACACCAGTTTCTTTAAATGGTTTTTTAGATTTGCTCATATCACTCGATATGTAGTTTTACCATTTATTCGCTCTGCTCTAAGGCAGCGCTTTCTGTTTTCATCAGGATGTACATAGCTTACATGAATCCAGTCTGGATTTGTATCGTCACCAAACTCCCATATGAGCTGGTCAAAGCTTAAATTTTCTTTTATATATTGATACATCTCCGCATTTGTTTTATAGCCAAGTGTATCGTCTAGGTCAATAGCTCGACCTTCGCAATGCTGCGAGCGTGAACTTCCGCCGATAGCTCGGTTTAATTCTTTACATCTGTAAAAACTGTTGATTCTTATAGGGCCACCTACATATTTTCTAAGAGGCTCGAAAACATTAAAAGCAACGCCAACCATATTAGTAATTTCATAATCGCTTGGTGTATTATCTATCCCTAGTCGGGAAGCAGTATTAGATTTGATTGCTTCTCTGTATGATATATGTTCACTTATTCTTTCCATACATTAAGTACCATTTATGGATTGTGTATCCAATTGATACTAAAAGTAATAAAATTTTTAGTATTATATCTATTTCAGTCATAGATACTCCTAAAACCAAACTATTAATACCTAATATTTTTATATCGTTAAAGTTCATTTTCATTTGGTTTTACAATGTAATATACCACATCAATATCCAACAATGTACTATTTGTTTGAGTGTATTCCATTAATGTGTATAAGTACCACTTCCGTTATAAGTTAATATTGTATCACTACCATCTGTAGTAACTGTAGGGCTTCCTGTGGTTGTGCCGCTATAATCAGCTGTTGGTAGTCTTAAAATAACAACACCAGAACCGCCTGTCCCACCTGGGCTCGAACCAGCACCTGAGCCGCCTCCGGTGTTTGCAGTTCCGTTTCCACCCGTACCTTGTCCTATTCCAGCGCCGCCGCCGCCTGCTCCGCCTGCACCACCGGGTACTGCGATTCCAACGCCGCCGCCGCCACCTCCGCCGCGTGTTACTGAAGAACCTGTGATTGTAGAAGCTACTCCATCACCTCCAGCTCCAGCCGTTTGTGGACCTGAAGAATTGCCTCCAACTGCACCAGCTCCTCCACCACCGCCAGATGGATTGTATTGACCGCCACTTGTTCCTGAATTAAATCCTTGGTTTGCCGTTCCCAATCCTATACTTCCTGATTGACTTCCGCCAGATGACCCGGAAGCTCCACCACTACCACCATCAGCTCCACCAGCAGTTGCGGTTTCACCGCCTCCGCCTCCGCCGCCAATAGAAGTAATTGTTGTAATATCTGAACCAGAGATTTCTGAATCATCACCGCTACCCGATTGACCAGAATAACCTCCGCCTGAAGCTCCACCTGCACCAACTGTAATTGTGTATGTTGTCCCTGAAGATAAACTTAACGCAGTTTCAGCGCTTCCGCCTCCTCCAGAAGATTCATTATTATAAGAGCTTCTGTAACCTCCTGCTCCTGCTCCGCCACCAGATTGACCTCCTGAGCCTCCACCAGCAACTACAAGAAATGATGTTATAGTAGGGTCAGCATTAGTATCATTAAGCTGAATCCAATTAGCTCCATCATAATACTCCAACTTATTATCAGTTGTATTGTATCTCATCTCTCCATTAGAAGGAGAACCAGGTCTTTGAGCTGTTGTTCCAGATGGTAGCTGTACAGCTCCAGTATTGTCATTAAAACCTAAAACGTCTGAGCTTGATATATTGGTAGTCGCCATATTTTATTTTTTATTCAGATACTAAATCCCAAGACTGAGTATCTTCATTCCATGTGTAAGCTACAGTATCATAATCAGAAGGATAATCAACTGGTGGCTGCCAAGTATAAGACTCTTCGCTCCAAGTCCATGAATCGTAAGGTTGTGGAGGAGGCGGTAATAAATCCCAAGATTGAGTGTCTTCATTCCACTCATAAGGTCTTATAGAGTCTGGTAATGCCACTGGCGCTTGCCAATCGAAATTTACGTCTAATGTCCAAGATGGAAAAGGTTGTTCAGTTATAAAAACATCATTAACCGAATCATAATTCATTCCAACACCAGCGTATTGTTTTCGTAAATTTCCATTATATGAAGTTTGTACCCAATTAGTATCTTGTCCATACAAACTCTTACAGAAATCAATACCTAGTTGTTCACTTTCATTTCCTTCTGAATCTAATAATACATCATTATTTATAACAATGACTTGCTGTACTACGTTATTTGAATCTATTTTTGCAAAATGTGCCATAATTTATTTATTAGTGTGTATAAGTACCGCTTCCGGTATAAGTTAATATTGTGTCTGTTCCGTCTGTTGTAACTGTAGGACTCCCTGTAGTTGTACCGGAATATATGTTTGTAGGCATTCTTAATATCACAACACCGCTTGAACCATTCCCGCCTCTCCAACCTCCGCCGGAAGAGTTTGATGAACAACCACCCCCACCAGAACCGCGATTTGCGGGTGAAGCGTCACCACCATCTTGTGAAATAGAGCCTCCAAAAACACCCCCACCAATTCCACAAATAACATTTCTTTGATAATAAGCCGGACTTCCAGTTGTATTATGTCCACTATTACCACCAGCTCCATAATTTACATTTGTACCAGTAATTGCTATGCTCATACAATCACCACCCGGCGAAGGCGGCATTGAAGATACCCCTCCTGCGCCTCCTGCGCCTCCTCCTCCTGTAGAAGGACCAGGGAGCGCGCTATATGTTGAACCATTGTAACCTTGACCGGCAGTTCCAAGACCTTGTGAATTTTGATAACTTGCTTCACCACCACCAGAACCTCCGTTTTGTGCAACATTACCACCTCTTGAGCCTCCTGCTCCGCCGCCAATAGAAGTAATTGTTGTAAAACCGGAAGCAGATATTAAAGAATCAGCTCCGTTATTTGAAACTGCGGTGGTTGAACTTCCGCCACCTCCAACAGTTATTGTATAACTTGTTCCTGCCGAAAGAAGCATTTTACTTTCAGGTGAGCCATTACCGCCGCTAGTAAGACCGTAAGAGGTTCTTAATCCTCCAGCTCCACCACCTCCTCCAGAAGCAGTGTTTACATAGCTGCCACTTAAATGACCACCAGACCCACCTCCAGCTAAAACTAAAAAGTCCGCTAAAGGTAAAGTATCAGTAGCCATCCCAACCCACTGCGTTCCATCATAATATTCAAAGGCAGTTACGGCATCACCATTTGTCACAGAACTATTATTTCTAATCATACCAGTCACAGGAGTTCCTGAATACAAAGTTGACCCTACTGGCATTTGAAATACAGTATCTGTATTTTGTTCGTTTAAATCTACTACTCCTCCGCCTACTTTAGTTGTTGCCATATCTTAATGAGTATATGTTCCACTTCCGGTGTATGTTAATATCGTATCGCTGCCGTCTGTCGTGACTGTAGGTGAGCCTGTAGTTGTTCCTGAGTATAGCGATGTGGCCATTCTTAGTATAACTACTCCTGAACCTCCAGTACCTGCGGGTTGTTGGACATTGTTTGAAGAATAAGAGCCGCCGCCGCCGCCTCCAGTATTTGCTGTTCCAGCGCCTGCGCTTGCATTTCCGCCGCCTCCAGCACCTCCAGTTCCTGTAGCGACCAGACCACTGCTAGTATAATTAGTTCGCCCAGATGCGCCGCCGCCTGCATAAGTAACTGAAGAGCCTGTAATAGAAACAGCTAAACCATCGCCGCCATTCATATCTGTAGCAGCAACTCCAGCGCCGCCGCCACCGCCACCTTCTGGTAAATTAGTATTACCTCCAGAGTAAAAAGAATCTGCTCCATCAAATCCTTCATTAGTTGTTCCAGCTCCACCAGAATTTAATGGTCTATAAGATGGTGCTCCACCTCCAGAACCTCCAGGGCCTCCATTTGTACCGTTGAACCCCCATACTCTTCCTCCACCAAGACCGCCGCCCGTGGTTGTAACATCAGTTATATCACTTCCAGTAAAGGAAGAAACTGTTCCTTGAGTTTCACTTGTCCCTCCACCGCCTACTGTAATAGTATAAGTTGTTCCTGAAGTGAGGACTGGCGCAGTTTCACGAGGGCCGCCGCCGCCTGACGGGTCAGTATAACTTGTTCTTAATCCTCCAGCTCCAGCACCGCCTCCAATAGTATAAGCTCCTCTACCTCCGCCGCCGCCGCCTGCAACTACAAGAAACTGAGTGGCAAGGGGATTTGGTATAAAGAAGGTGTTAATTTGTTTCCATTTCGTGCCGTTATAATATTCAAAGGCAGTATTAGTGGTGTTATACCTAAAATCTCCAGCATTTGGAGAGCCAGGTCTTTGGGCAGTAGTTCCGGCAGCCCATGGCACAGCTCCAGAGTCTCCGCTCAAATCTATTAAGTTGTTAGGGACTTTTGTTATTGCCATTTATTACTGTGTTATTACTACTTCAATGCCGTTTGTTGCTGTTACAGGTGGTGGTGTAACAAATGTTAGAGACGTTCCAGATACAGTATAGTTTGCTGTACCTCCTGAATCAACAGAATTTTGGTATACCCCACTTATAAATATGTTTAAATTGTCAGCTGAACTTACTGAAGTAGATAATGTAAAGCCAGTAGTAGAATTGTTTCCTGTAAACTGGTCTTTGACAACTGTTACTCCAGCTGTATTGTCTATTGTAATCTCTGTAGCAGAAGTTTGAGTAAGTGAAATTCCTGTACCTTCTGTTAGACTTACTACCGAATCAGTTCCTGTAGCAGCATCTAAATTTATAGGTACGCTAGAACCAACTTTTGTTCCTGCGTTAATGCTGTAAGTATCACCAGGAGCTGTATTAGTTATAGTAACTACATCTGCGGCCTGTGTTATTGTAAGACCTGTGCCTGGTGTTAGTGTTATGTTGCTATCCGCTCCCGCTGCCGCATCAAGATTTACATCTACACTAGAACCATTCGTAGAAGTTCCAATAGTGTAAGTATCTCCTACGACCGTAGAAGCAATTGTAAATCCATTACCTGCGCCATCATCTGTTAAGCTGATATCGTTTCCAGCTGTGATTGTAATTAAATCTGTAGATGAATCACTTCCTGTTAATGTGATTGTTTCGTTAGCTCCAGCCTGCGCAGTACTAATTGCATAAGTGGTATCTGTACCTACTAGCCCTACTGGGATTTGGATATTGTCTGTGTTTTTGTAGCCAACCAAATAATCTATGTCAGATGTTGATGAGCCTACCGTAAATTGTGAAAACTTTATTGCCATTTTACTGTCCTTCTGTTATTAAATCTTGTGCCGATGCATCTTCGTTAATCATTTGCACTCCTATTTCGCTTATTATGTCTGTGCTTCCGATAGGAGGGGCCTGTGAAATCAGGTTTGATGTTATCGATATTGCTATCCAGTTTGCTAATCCCATCGTTTATATTTTACCACAATGCAAGTATGTTACTTGCAGTAGTTCCTGTAGCATAAACCCTTACAATTTGTACAGGAATAAATGCTCCAGTATTAATGTTGTTAAACGTAACATCATCTCCTCCAACGGTCTGAACTCTTAAATTTCCAGCGCTTCCAACATATAAAACACAACCATTGTTTGTGCCTCCTGAAACGCTAGGAATATTTGCTGTATCGCTTGGAGTTACCGATGCTGCTCTTCCTACTTGTAACTTTTGATATGCCATTTTTAATCTTTATATGGTATTAATCTATTTAAAGAATCGCGGCGACCATCGCATCCGCAATCGGTATTTGTTGCCTTAGCAACTGTATCCACCACACGCTTTATGCCTGTGGCTTTTGTGAATTTGTGTATCGTATCTCCGAGACCTCTTGATTTCATTTCTTACAAGTACACAATTTATTGTCACATCCTTTAGTTTTGAATGAAATAAATAACAAAGCTTTATTCCAGTAACACTTACATTTTTCCCAAAAAGCACTAATCCAATTAGCTGATTTTAATAACCACGCAGATAACTTTCTCATATTATTTTAAATGGTCATGTGTTTTATAGTGTAAGTTATTGCTTCTGTATTCCATTCCTTTGTCAGCGCCGTATGCGTGACCATACATTTTTTTAGACATCGCCTTGCTTTCATCTCTACGGTCTTTCATAGACTGAGATTTTTTTCCGTTACGAGCGCCTAATGATTCATCTAATCTTGAATTGTAACCTTGCTTTTTCATTCTCTAAATTTTATTCTACAAATATACTAATATTTTCCTTGCCTACTTTTTGGTGAACTCTTGGTAGAACCCCCTGCTCCTGCCCATAATTTTTTACACGCCCAGTATCTAGCAGTAAACTTTGAACTAGCTGTGCTACACTTGTGACGAGCCTTAAATGATTTGCGTGCAGCTGCTGAATAATTATGTCCATAACCCTTAGCGCCAAAGTGAATTAACTTCTCTTTACCGCCCTCACAGGCCTTTACCATTTTCTTTTTACCAGCTCTGTCGCTTCGCATTACGACATTGCATTTCATTTTACTTTTATTCGCCATACTGAGTTCTTTGTATAAAATATTCTACATCCCAAACGGTGGCTGAACCTCCATGTGACTGAATTTGAACAGTTGCTCCATTATCAATAAAGTCCTGGTCAATGTAATATTGAAACATATTGTGAAAAACTTCTGGAGTTGCATTTCCTTTTATAAAGCCTATAGCAACTTCTAAATTTTGAATATTACCACCACCACCTGTAATATATAAATCTAAGTGAGTTTGATTTGCGTTTGGAGTCTCTGCTTTAAATTCCACGCTTATAATACACACTTCATTAATTTTTAATCCAACAAGCTTGCTAGTTGCGCTGTTATAAAAATCTGAAGACAGCCTGCTTTTAGTTGTTGTTCCTGCATTATTAGGCAGGGTTACTTGCACTCCGTCACTTAAAGCAAAAGGAGACCCAGCTGTATATTGGGTATCAATATATCTAGCCCATCCTGGAGATAAAACTGATTGTAACTGCTCTAAAGTATATGCGTCTCTGTTTGCATTAGCTATAACTGACCCTTTGTTTAAAGTATCTACTTCTGGCGCTACTCCGTGAAATTTTGTTCCTACTGGTATACTCATGCGTTTCTTACTGTTTTAGTGTTGCTTATAAATTGTTTTTTTCCTCCAGATGCTTTTTTCTTTCTGGCTGTAGCAGCAAGCGCTCGCTTGCTAAGTCTTTTAGCTTTAGCTAATGGCAAACAACGGTCTGGATTTTTTTTGTTCTTGCTAGTTCCGCAAGCTCCTTTAATCTTTCCATCCGTTCCTATACGAACCCATTTCTGTTCACGCCATTTCTTTAGCTCTCCCATTACTTTTTCTTTCTCAAGGCTTTGAAGTCAGCAGCTTCTATCTTATTAGGATTGCCTGCTTGACTCGCGATATACTTTTGTCCTTTGGTTAGCTTATCAATAGACTTATTTGAAAAGCCAATACCGTTATAGTCCATTTTATTTTTTGCCATAATTAGGGTCTTTACAATATTTACTTGCCGCCATGTTTGCATATGCAGACGGATATTTATCAAAGGTGCGCTTTGCCCAGGCTATACCCGCTGCGCAAATTTTATTTCCTTTCTTCTTGGTTCTTCCTTTAGTAGCCACTTTCAGTCATTTTTTTATTAGGGTTGTTTTTAATTGAACCCTTCATTGTTTTTGCGAACTCAGTGGCTTGCGCTATTCCGACTGCATTATATGGAAAAGATTTTGTTTTCATCTTCCCGCTATCCATGCATTTGTATTTTACTGTAGGCATAATGTTAATTATTTAATCTATTTCTATATAAACTATCTCTCCTAGCCTCTTCTTTTCTAGCGGCAAGTTTTGCAGCAGAAAATTTTTTTACAGCTTTATAAGCTGGACTTTTTTTCATTTTAAAATTAGAAACATCTAATTTTCCTACATTTTTAACAGAACGGTCATTCAAGCCTTTATTCATACCTGTTTTTTTGTATAAATATTGGTTTAATGAATCATCGCTTGTAGCTTTAAATAAAGGAGCTTTTTTAATTCTATCAATAGATGCGTTTCGCATCGGTATAGAATCATATATTTTTTTAGGGTCTGGCATAATTAAGCTGTGGTTTTAGGTTTCTTGGTTATAAATGTTGTTCCTGCTGCTCCTGGTTTTCCAACTTTTCTTTTCTTACCAGGTTTGTTTTTAGCTTTCATATTTTTTAGAAACTTCTCTACCGTAGTATTTCTAAAAAGAAAAGTGTTAGGGTCTATATTTTTTTTTGCCATTTTTATTTATTAAACATTTCATTATATAATACCTGAGCCAGGTACACTTCGTGTGGATTCTCCACACAAATATCTTTAGTCATTTCTTTGAACTGGTTTCTTTTCAGTTTCATTAGTTGCGGTTGGATACCACCGCAAGCCGTCAGCAATGTGCTTCCAATCAATAGTATAATCTTTTTTTTCATTTTGTGCGTGTGTTTGTAGAAGTAAAACTTCTGTTAGTTTGTCGATACTCTTGCGTATCTCTTTCAATTCATTACGAATCCCGTTTGATTTTATGTTGATTATGTCTTTACTCATTTTCTTTTAGCTGGTTTATTGTTTCCTTTTTTTTGAGCTCTAGTGCAATGACTATACTTGCCTTTACGATTTAGACTCTTTCCCATTTTTCTTTAATTCAAAATACACTCCTGCAATAGAAAGTTTGTCTACGATTTCTTTTTGCATCTCAATTAACATTCCTTCAAGTTCGTCTTTTTGTTGAATTAACTGAGAAACTTGCCCCTCTAGTTTTTCATTTGCATTTTTAAGCTCCTGCACTTCGTTCGGGTTACGGCCTATAATAGTAAATAAAATTACTGATAAAGAACCAGATATGACCCCTACGATACTAACAAATAAATCTTTATTGTCAGATGGTATTTTGTTGTAAGATAAAAATAACAACAATCCAACTACAACTAAAAAGATTCCAGCTGCTCCTGCGTAATGTCTAATTTCTTTTTGAGTATTTTTCTCCATAGCTAATTTATAAATATCTTTGTACAAATTTACTAAATTAAATTCAATGCAATCTGATTACTTAAAGTACTGGAGAGTAGTTCGATATTTTATAAAAGCTAAGTATGGCCTCAATACTCAAGAGCTAGATATGCTTCTTTTTTTAAGGTCGGAGCAATATTTCGACAAAGGAAGATTCCAAGAGTTCAATCAACTTTTGAACTGGAATAAAAATAGATTTGAAAAGTTAAGACAAGAAGGTTGGATAGAAGTCTTTCGTAAAGGACACAGAGGAAGAAGAGCAGTATACTGTCTGTCTTACAAAACTAAACGAGTAATAAAATCTATATATGATAAGTTAGAAGGTAAAGAAATACCTACATCTCAAACTTCAAATCCTCTATTTGCTAAGAACGTATCATACTCCGATAAAGTGTATCGCAACATGATAATAGAAATGAACAAGTTTATAAAACAACAACGACATCGTTCTGAGAAATAATCGTATAAGGTTCATTATTGATGAGCATAGTATATCCAGCTCTCTTATCATAATATATTTCATCCCCTTCTGATATCACAGTAACATCTGTTCCTGGTTTTACTACTTTTCCTTTTTTGTATCTTAGCTGGTTAGCATCTTCTGAAGATAGCAAAAGTCCTGATGAGGTTTTTATTTCTTCCTCAATGGTTTTAATCACAATGTTTATTCCTATTGGTTTCATTTGTTCTTAAATATTTCGTACCACCATTTAATTATTATAAGCTTGAAAAGTTCCCAGCAAAATATTCCCGATATTATCTCCGGCCAGCTCATGCAAAATAACTTGATGTTGGTTTTAAGTTATGTATAGCAACATTAATTAATTTTTTGTGAAATTTAATGTCT